CGAGATCACGTTGTTGAGTAGTCCTGTCACGGTGGTCACTGTTTGGTGAGACGCCGGGTTGACGGTGCAGCGTGCGTCGTAAAGGACGTGGTTGCACGGAGCTTGGTAACGCGGTGACGGCGCGACGCCATTCAGCAGATACGCGAACAACGCAGGCACACGCATNTTGCAGATGCGGCCTTCNACCGAGAACGACAAAACCTTGCCTTTCCACATCAGGATCCGGTCTGACGGATCGGTGCGGTGTGCGCGGTACAAATTCAATTCGAGCGTGGGCGGTGCTGTCTTGTAGGCGTATTCCGTGACCAACGGGTGATCATAAGGCATCTCAATGTCGAGCGCGAGCGACTCTTCTTCCTGCGTCCCGATCTTCAAAACGTTACGCTTCAAGCCTGCTAGAGGAACATAGGTTTGACCAGACGAGATGATTGTGTCGGCAGACGTCGTGACGAAGTAGTCGTTGATTGTTCCATCGAAATGGTACAACTCAATCGGCGCGCCGTCGTAGAGGGATTGCTCGTCGGTGGCAAAGGTCATGTGTTCGTGGTCCTCGCTCCGAACTTGATATAGGAGTAGTCGTTGTAGTGCTCAAGTCGGATTGTATCGGCTGCACGCACTTTCTGCAAGAAGGAGAAGCGGGATGCGGTCTTACCAATCGTCAACGCAGGTGAGATAGAAAGTTGCGTGTTGCTGAACACGTCAGTAACCGCGTTCGTGACGTTGTGCTGCGTCGATGTGCCATCGGTGTAGTCGATCCATAGGCGTTTAAACGCGTCGAGCGGATACAGTTTCGACTCATAGTAGGACTCATTGATGTCCAACGTTGATGCACCGTCGCTGTGCGCGAGACGCAACGACAGGTCAGGCAATTGCGTTGACATAAGGAAAGGCTTCTGAGCACCCACGACAAGCGCAAAGAATTCACGCCAGTAGTCAAACTCGTCGCTGTTTCGATCAACAGAGAACTTGACCGAACGCTTTACGACGAAGTTAGTGTCCTGCGAACGAATCTCCTGCGCACCGATGCTGTTGTCCAACAACTCGCGACGATATGCGAAACGCTCAGGCGTCGTGATCAAGAACGACTTCTCGATCATTGGCAAGGAGTCATAGGTTGCGATTGTCTGGGTTGCGGAAGGTCGCTGCAAGTCCCACGTTTCGACGGCGTCCGCATCAAGTGAGTATTCACCGGCTTGCGTACCGAAGTCGAGGCCCGAGTCATCGCGCAGGAAGCAAAGCAACCCGGGCACAGCGAACCAGAGACCGGGTTCAATGGTAACACCGACCGCTGCGTTGATAGTTGCACCATCCGCGTGGAGCGTCGTAACAGAGCCGAGCTGTACCGCCTGCGTCGCGCGGTTCATCACGATAAGGTTCTTGCCTACGCGTGCGTTGCACAATGCAGGATCGAAATACAGTCGAGCACCACCAATTGCTGTTTCCTGCGTGATCGGTGCAGCGTACTGGAACATAGGCACAACGGACGCCGTCTTGATGTTCGACGCGGACAGGCCATAAAGCACTTTCCGCTCTTCGAAGTCAACCACCTTCACGTTGAAGGACATGTTGATCCGCGGTTCGGGCATCAACGACATGCGCGACTCAACGCCTTTGTAGTTGGTCATAATGTCCGTCTTGAAGCCCCAAGTCTCATTGACTGGAACCTCAGGCAGGATCGGGAACGTTTCCGCGACGATTGCGAGGACAGCGAGCTCTGCCGTCCCAATGTCGTGAATGAAGTCAATCGTTGCGTCGATTGTCGGTTCACCGGCAGCGATCTGCATGTTGACTTCGAGGTACTCACCGCCTCGGATCGTCTCGGCTGCTGTGTAATCAAACGACAGCACCGAAGATCCCGTGACGACAACAGACGACAACGTGCCGAGTTCGTCAAACGTGTTCCAGATGTTGAATGGGATGTTGGCGCCAATCGTCGGATTGCTCAGGTTGAGCGACGTTGGAATCGTCCAGAAACGGAAATGGAAATCCGTGTGCCATGAGGCCATGATTGCCGCATCAAATGAACCGGGAACGTGAGGAGCAACGCCCGACACGTTCGCGAGGTCGCCAGGATCGTCCTCGTAGATGTCGTCCGACACTTTAGGCGTCGCTGAACCCGACCAAGCGGTCGTGTAAGGGCCGCTACCGTTTACCCACGCGTAAATCCACGGGTTGGTCGAGGCACCCGGTGCAGCAGCTGGGACAATTTCACCAAAGAGTGCTTGCTGTGCCATTAGGGAACCTTCTTATACGCGTATCCTGAGTAGCCGCTGGTAACTTGGTACCGCTGGTTCAGTAGAGTCCATACTGTTGAGCGTCGAACAGGGAACATTTTCCAGGTGTCGGCGCCAAAAGTGAACTCGTCACCTGGATTGATGCCTTCCATGGAGCAGAAACGAACGTTTGGATAAACACCCATCCAGCGCATACGCGAACCCGAAAGCGTCCCGTTGATCATGATAAACGGAATGGGTCCGAGCGGTACGAAACCCGTCGCCGCGTTCAATCCTCGCCACATAGGAACGTTTGCAAATGAACCGTCCTTATCTGTGGTAAGGTTCAGTGAGTTCAGCGCGTCATTTTGCCGCGCATTCTTCGCCCAAAGATACGCACCGTCTTTGATCCACGTATCCGTCGCAGGCCAGCTGCCTGAACCGTTCGGGTGCGGTGATGTTGTTGCGTGCGTCATGAACGCGGTGACGGCAGAGCCGTCGTCGTTCTCGCCATACGCACCTGCCCACATGTTTCGACAACGGTTGACTGTGTTCCAATCCTCACCCGTTGTTGCCTCTTGAATACCGTTACCACCAGCAGCGCTGGCCGCGTATGCGCGACCGCCTGTTGCTGTTGCGTAAGCAATCGACGTGTAAGTCAAACCGCCTTTGTCAATCTCGCCAAACGAGAAGTGAGAATGGCAGTCAGCAGTCACACCGTTCGAGAATTCGACGACCACATGGATGTGATCGTTGACAGTGGTGTCCGAGAAGATATGCCACGCCGTGAAAGTGTAACCCATATTTGCGCAATAAGGACTCGACGTGTCAGCGGCATTTGTTGTCGCAGTTGCACCCGATGAACCGACACCGATGCGGATGTAGCGTTGCGTCTTAGACACACCAGTTCCACCGATGGTCAAATCAGCTTCGAACAAAGTATAGGTCGTCCAATCGACGCCGCGCACGTTGCCTTTCGAAATGGGCCAACCTGTTCCGAGACCACCAATCTCCGTCCACCCGTCTGCGAGGGCGTGAACGAGTACGGCTGCCATCAGCGCGTTGTAGTCACCTGATCCCGTGGAATAGGCCATTGATCAAACCTCCTTGACGCAGTAATAGTGACCACCTTCCGAGTGATCACGAGTGGTGAAAATTCGATAGGTGTCAGCACCGATTGTGAACGTCGCTTCCGGTGCGAGCAACGACCCGCCAGGAACAGCAAATAGACCAGTCAGCGCACCGACGAATCCAAAGTCGGGATCCATGACGATTTGCGGGATGATTGGGAGATCATCCTGGTCCGTTGGATCCATGTTGTCCATGTAGTGCGTCGTGCCATCGAAGTAGTCAGACATGACCGAGAAAGGATAGTCGCTCCGACCTGTGACACCGATGTGCTTCGGCCAGATGTGCGCGTTGAAGTTGTTCGGGTCCCAATAGCGGTTAAACGACGCATGGTCGCGGTGGTTAGATGCGCGGATCCACGAGTTATCCCAACGACGATACCAAGCAGCCGAATACGCCGGGTCTCCTGCGTCGCGGACGTATGTACCAGTCTGCGAGAGTGACGTGAAAATGTTCGCGCTTGAGCCGCCAATGTAAAGTGGGAACGGATAGTCGTCTGGTTGCGCGAAGGCCGACATGAAACCGCAGTAAGCCATGGTGTAGTCGTCAACACCGTTTTTGATCACGATAATGAAGCGGTTGCCGTCGCCGTAGAACCAGTAGGTCACGCCGTTGGATGAGATGTTCAACGTCGGGCAGGATGAGTCAACGTCCTTTCCGAGGACACCTGACTGATTGAACCACCAATCGTTTGCATCAAACCCGGTGTCCACGGCGATAGAACCCGAGAACGAAATGTACTCATCTGAGGTTGCAAGATCAAAGGATGGCACCGCCGCAACATAGACGCGGCGCGCCGCGTCGTATCCAGGTCCTTGCCAACTCCAGATATCGTCGTTCCAGTTTTCTTGCTGGCCCGGTCCTGTGCTACCAGAAATCAGATCGCTGAAGGACGTTCCGCGACGACGTGCAATCGTCGCGCTGTAGTGGTCCGGATGCGTGTAACCGGCGCCCGTGTCCCAGGTGTAAGTGAAAGTCTGATTGTCTGCTGTGTACCGCGACGTGTCGTGAGCAAAGCGCGCCATGTCCGTCCACGAGAAATTGTCGTTGGACCATTGGATGATGATATTCGAAGGAGCATAGTTGTCGGTGTCCGCCATGATCGTGATCTCGCGGATGATCGTGCCCACGCCGAAGTCATAGCTGACCCACCAGATATCGTCGTCGATGTCTGGAGAGATGATTGGTGTGGTACCTGACACAAGGTCAGCACCTGTTCCGCTTGCAATTGATTTGAAAGCGTAGCTGGTACCCGTCGTCGCGACGTTCGCACCACCTGAGGTTGTGCGCCATTCCATAAGTTCGATTTCTCGGAAGTCAGCATTCACGTCGTCGTTCTCGAGCCAGAGGACGCGCCAGTAGCGAGCCGACTTAGGCGACGCAGGAGCAATGTCTGTCTCGCCGCGCAATTTCGTCCACCCAGGGGTGCCAATCAGGAACGTGTTGAGTTTGTTGAGGAGGTCTACTGCGCTATTTGCTGTTCCGGTAGCTGTTGCCATTAACCCATGATCCCTTGAATGGTTGTTTTGTTTCGTTCGAGCATATTGATCAACACCCGGTCACCGTCGTCGGAGTCAAATGTGTCTACAATGTCACTCGGATTTATAGTCGGGATGATCGTCAAATTGCCACCAGCTTTCTGGGTACCGCCTTCGTCGACTGGCTTGACAGCTGCCGCTTCAGGTTGTGCGGGAAGTGACGCCGCCTCGTTCGACAACCCGCCGGCAGCGAGACCCATCATGTCCATGTTCCCTGAATTGATCGCCTCGAGCAAAGGACCGAACTGCTCGGTCGCTTTCGCGTTCACGACGAACTCACCGTTGGACAGCATCGCAGGAATTGAATCCGTGCGAGGACCGCCAGGACCTTTCACCGAACCGCCGTCTGCGAATTTGACAGGGCCGCCGTCTTTGAAACCAACCGAACCGCCGTCCTTCAACCCGAACGCCATTTTGAGCGCGCCGAGCAGGAGCATCTTCGTGGTCATCATGAGGATGTCTTGTGCAACACTCGACGCGAATTTCTTGAAGTCGAAAGTACCTGTTTTCGCGAAATCAACGATTGCGCTTGCCGCGTTGTTGAATAGCGAAGTCAGTGCTGTTTCTGCAAGATCGGCTTCGTTGCCGATTGTCTCACCGAGACCGGACACCGCGCGTTCAAGGCCTGATCGCCAATCAGACGCGTTCTCGAGATCTGTTTGATACGCGGCAGCAATTCGCTCGCCAAAGATCACGTCGAGCTTGTCCGCGTACTCGGTATACTCGAGACCCAGTTGTTTCAATTTCATGCTCTGCTGCTGGTACCACAATTCAACAGCAGCAACCGCACCGCCGTTCGCTTCCTGAATGGCTGCAAACTCGTCGTCGATCCCATCAATGAATTCTTGCTTTTCTTTGTTCAGGTCGCTCATGGCTTTCGCCGCGCCACCAGCCGACGTACCGAGTGCGTCGATTGCAGGGACGACAGTTTCAGTCGTCACGGCAGCAACCTGAGGCAGAACGTCCTGCGACATGAGCAGTTCTTCGTTCGCAGTCGCGAGCTTGTCCGTGAACCGCGTCTGCAGCGTATCACCAGCAGCGCCGATGGCTTCGCCCATCGCGCCCACATAGTCAACCTGCGCACCTGAGAAGGCTTCACCGATTGCGTCGCCTGCGCTGTTGAACTCAGCACGCAGTGCGGCGGTGTCGGCTTTCACGTCGGACAGGTCGATGTTGAGCGCGTTTCGAATTGAGGACCCGAGGTCGTCAGCAACGCCGGGCAGATACGACAACGCGTCGCCCACTGATCCGAGTGCGTTCGCGAACGTGGTCACAATGAACTGAACGGCAGCAATCACGATGTTCTTCGCGGCGCCCATTGCGAGGTTGAACGCAGCAGGAATGCCTTGAGTGACGATTGCGCCAATTGCTTGGATCAAGCCGACGTAGAGACCAATATAGGTGTTGACTGCTTTCTTGATGAAACCACCGACGCTATCGAGCGTGATGCCCCAGTCCTCAAGGAAGCCCATCAGACCGCTTGTTACCGTGTCGAAGAACCCGCCTGCGACATCCGCGCCGACTGAGAAGAATTCTGTGACGTATGCAACGCCTTCTTTCAGCAGATCCCATGCGACTCCGAGCGCGCCAATGAACGCGTTCCAAACCGTGACAGTGTAACCGCCGACCTGGATCGTTTGCTCACCAAAATATGCGAGTGCAGCAGATGCGGCTAGAATCAACGCGGCGATCTGACCGAATGGTGTCAACAGCCACGCGGCAGCCATCGCGAGCAAGCCTGCGGTCGTCGATGCGATGACCGGCAACATGGCAAGCATTGCAGGAATGAGCAGCGCGGTGAAGCCAGCTGCTGCGACGGTCACGAAACGAGTGATTGCCTCGAAGTTCTCGTTGAGGAATTTGAGCGCAGGAGTCAACACGGAATTGATGATCGCGCCAATGGTCAGGAAGATGTTCGCGAGGTTACCGCGCAGCACGGCTGCTTGGAACTCAAACGTGTTGGTCATCTTCTCGAAAGCTTCTTGTGTCGCGCCTGACTTCGTCGCCATGTCAGCCATGATCGACGACATATCGACGCCCGCCTGACCTGCGAGAGCAAGGGCTGGGATCAATGCTTCGACACCGCCGAACAGTTTCGCCATTGCGTCAGTGTTACCGCCGGTCTTCGCAACGAGATCTTCCATGAACCCACCGAGGCCTTTCGCCTGCAGTGCGGTCGAGTTAAATTCGATGCCGAGCTTCTCAGCCATCTCGGTTGCTTCGGATGTTGGTTTGACAACGGCAGCCATGATCGCACGAACACCGGTCACGGCTTCGCGTGTCGAGATACCGCCTTTCGTCAACGCGGCAACAGCAGCAACCAATTCATCGACACCCACGCCTGCCTGTGCGGCGAGCGGCGCGACTTTACCGAGCGAGGACGACAGCTCCCCAATAGTGGTCTTACCTGCCCGCATACCCACGAAAAGCGCGTCAGAGACTTCGGTTGCGTTGCTTGAGGCCAAACCATAGGCGTTGAGCAGTGAGGTCAAGCCATCCGCAGCCGTTGCAACGTCAGTGACGCCGCCGACTGCGAGCTTGTTCGATGCGGTCAGGAGGTTCACGGCATCCGTTGCCGTTCCCGCACCCGCCGAGATGATCTGGTAGGCCGCGGCACCTTGTTGAACAGCAGTCGAGCCGAACTGAGCAGACTGTTCTTTCAACGCGTCGGTGAGAGCGTCCATTTTGAAGGTTGCGGTGTCAACGAGTGTGCTGATCTCTGCGAGTTTCGTTTCGAATGAGCCAGCTGCTCGGATCGCGGTCGCGAAGAACGCACCGATCCCAACTGCAATCAGGGCCGTGAACGCTTTCGCGAGCAGCCCTGTCTTTGAGTTGAGCGTGTCGAACGTTTTGCCAAGCTTGCCGGCTTTCGTACCGAGACCACCGAGGGCTTTCTCGCCCTTCTTGGCTCCGTCGACCATTGGCTTGGAATCAACGCCTACGCGTAGTGTGCTTTCCTGGGTTGCCACCTGTCTTGGTTCTCCGCTTGTTCACTTCTTTCAACCAGATGTCGTCGCATACCTTCACAAAGTGCAAAAGGTCGAAGCGGTCGTCCATGGTCTCAAACCCGAACATTCGCGCATAGGATTCTATCTCAGACAGGGCTATCCCAGACGGCTGGCCGTTAGGTGCTATCATACGCGAAGAATGCAGTCGTTTGAAAGCGGATAAATAAGGTGCTGCGTGACGAGTTGGCTCTGGCCGATTTGCGAGCGCGGGAGGCGTTTTACCACTCGCGCTCGACATCTTCACCAGGAGCTCAATTCGGTCCCCATAGTTCAGTTCCCAGAGGACGCAGCTTTCTAGTTTTTTGCTGTGGCCTTCTTCGCCTTCGCCTTGAAGTTTTCAAGGTTCTGCGCTTCGGTGATCAGCTTGGAACGAATCCACTCGAGCTCCTTCAGGAGTCGGTAGGCCGCGTCCTGCGAGTAAGGCAGTTCGTCGTCACCGTCGAACACGCCGCGCCAGTCGAGAACGATGAACTGCGACATGGTGCGAGCCATGATCTCGAGTTGATCGTCTTCGGAGATTGTTTTGCCCAGGTCGTTGTAAGGCTTGGTCGCCTTGCGGAACGCGTCGGTGAAGGACGGGTTGTCGAAGGCTGCAACAAGGAAGGCAGCGTCGCCGCCCATCTCGATCCAGACACCATCTGCTTTGGCTGCCTTGTCGAGTTTGAAGTCGTTAATGTCGAAGCGGAGATCGCTCATTCGGGTATCCTTTCAAGGAGTCGGGTTTTACAACCTCGAAGATACGAGATCCTGGCATAGAAATGCAAGGATAGAATAAGGTGCGAGGCAGGCGACCCGACCACCTGCCTCGCGATAGTGCGCACTACATGTCGGGATTAACCGCGGCTGATTTGGTACTGGTATGTACCGGCCGAGTTAATGATGCCTTCGAACTGTGCCGATGCGAAGATATCTTGGTCGGTGCCACCTGCAACGATTTCCATCGACGTGTACTTGGCACGCGGGATGGTCACGAAGTAGACGTTGCCTGCAGCGTCCTGCGCCTGGAATGTCAAGGCGAACGCGGTAGCAGCGCGGAACTTGTCAAACAGCGCGCTGTTCTCGAAGTACAGTTCGATTGAGCCAGTCAGCTGCAAACGACCTGCTTCCACACCGATCAGACCAAGCGTACCAACGGCCTCCTGACCACGCAACGCGTTGTCGAGATTCACCGACAGCGAGTTGAAGTAGAAAGTCGAGCCACCTGGGTCACCATCGAACACGATTGCCGCAACGTTGTCCACGGCGTTGAGAACCGTGTTGGTGTTGGCCGCGTTGATCGTCGCGCCAGCTTCCTGCGTCTCGGTCATGTTCGCGTCTTTGGCAAGTACGCCAAAGGTCGTGTTCAGGATCGAGCCAGTAGCCAGTTCCAGGTTCCAAGTCGAAATCCGCGAGCCAGTGAAGTTCCACAGCTCAGGCGTGCTGAGATCGGTGAAAGCCTTCTGGATCGTGAAGGACGTTTTGGTTGTGCCGTTGCGCACGTAGTCGAGCGGCGTCACGGTGACAGAATCACCCGCAGCTTCCGACGCAACGTCGGTCAGTGGGTTGATGCCCAGCGACAGCGTAGCAATCGACGTGATCTCAGCCCAGAAGTCCCCTGCGACCGAGAAACCCGCGATCTTGACGAACTGGCCGACGACGAACGAGTTGTCCGTGAAGTCAGCAAGCGCAGCCGAGTCGATGGTCCAAGTGTTCGGCGTACCGCCGGTCTTGGTGATCGAAATGTCCACTTGAGCGGCCTCAGCAGTCGCGGTCGTAACCCATGCGGAATACAGTGCGGAAGCAATGAAGGCGTCGTAGGTCGCGTAGGACCATTCCCCATTGATGTCTCCGCCCGCTTGGCTCGACACCTGAATGGTATCGGGCGTCATACGGTCCGCACGAATTTCTTCCGACGTGATGAAGTCGGCATTGTAGTTCAGTGATTCCGACGTGAAGCGAACGGCTTCGAAGGTCGGAGTACCAGGAATGGTGCCCCAAGTCACTTCCGCGACTTGACGGAGCGCCACCCGGTTGGATGTGCCAAAATCAGGCATTGGGAGTCTCCTTTTCCCTTAAGTGAAGTCGTCGAACCGGAATGGCGCAACAACGTTGATTTGATACCATTTGTCTCCGTTACCGATCACGCGGGAGTAAGGAGGTACCACGAACCTCACTCCTGATGCCACGTCCTGCCATGAGCGGAACACAGCCCTTGCCTGATCAGCAAGTTCTAGCGCATCACCTTCACCGGTGCCTTTCGGCGTGAAGATTTGCAAAGTGACCTGGCCGAGGTTTCGCTCGACGTTGTTTCCAGGATCACCCATCGACGCCCAGTCGGACGCTGATTGCGCGATGTTTAAACGCACCCACTTGGCGTCAGGTTCAACGAACTTGACTCCTGGGAACTGGACCGCCGAAGTGGCGCCCCATTGTGTTTCGAACCGTTGCCGGATGGCTGCATTTGCGACCGCGTAAGTCATCGAACGATCTTGCCTCCATATTGTGCCTGCACGGCATTCAAATTCTCGTCGACCATACCTTCAGGCGCTTGACCTGAGTGCCCGTTCTCGAGCGGTAGGATATAAGGCAGGTTGTTCGTCAACCAGACCGTGTCGCCTAGCTCAGCACCTGCCGCTGTTGCGGTGATGCGTGCAATTGATGCAGCACCGCTTTTGTCTTTTATCTTCTCGTCCATCGCACCCGATGGCTTGTTGAGTGACGGGAACCAATTCCCGCGCGCTGTTCCTTCATCGACAGGCGTCTGAAGAACGACGCGACTGTCCAGGTCGATGGTGATCTTCTGAAAGATCACTTTTGCTTCTTCGCGTGTCACCTTCCCGAATTTCTTCAGGTCAAGAGCGAACGCGCGAGGCGACAAACCGCGAGGCATCAGATCACCTCCGTATGCTCAGTCACTGCCATTTTGTAAATGACCGCGACGCCAGAAGGCCCGACCGTGTTGATGGCCAGGATCTGGTGAATCTTTGTCCCACGTTGAACGAACGCGTCCACCGCAGGCGTGATGCTCGCAGCAGCGAGCTCCTTCGCAGAAACCAAAAGCATGGCCTGAGCCATCGCAGTGACCTCCTCCGAGAACTCGCGTTCCTTCAAAGGAAGGTCAAGGCATTTGATCGCGGTGTCTGTTGCACCACCGGGCGTCGTTTTGCCCGTCGCATTGTCGTAGGTCTCGGAGTCGTAGGTGCGGTAGAACGCATCCTGACCGAACTGGGCAATCAATGGCCCTGCGGTATCGTCCCGGAGTCCTTCGTAGAAACTCATGCTCGCAGCAAGCCTCCGCTGTTCCCGAGAATGACAGGACGCAGGATCTCGTAAACGTGCGACGGAATGTCGCCGGAGCCGAGACGTTTGCTTGTGTCATACTGCACTTCGATCACATCAACCTTCTGCTTCGAGATGGCTGCGGCGTCGTCGGTGACGATGCCTTCCATGTCGTAGGTTCCGAGGCGGAACATTTCAGCGACCTGCGCGGTAGCTTCCTCGACCTGCCACGGGATCTCTGTGCTCGACAAAGTGAACGACTCGACGACTGCATCTGTGCGCGGCCATTTCAGTCGCTGAGCTGCTGTTGCCTTGTCACCAATGAATGAGTAAGTGCGGTCGACCCAATCGGTCGCCTTGCGGATGTAGACCTCAGCATCGGCGTCCGTGAGAGCCGCCCATGCGGTATCACCACGATCCGCCCAATAGGTGCGAACGTTTGCTAGAGTCTCGTATGCGTCAGTGCCAACAGTCAAAGCCATGGTAAACGGGTCCTTTCGTCACGGCGATCCTACGGGAGTAGGTGCTGTTGATCAATCGAAAAGGAGTCCTGGTAATAAGCGACTTATTTATTTAATTAGGTGGAGCCGCGCCACTTACCGTTGAAGCAGGTCACTATCGTGCGTTTCCCGTTGGGATAGGTGACAATGATCGAGTGCGACCAGCTGCTGGGGCCTGTGTTGTAGTCAAGGCGCAGCTTGGTCATTGTGCCCGCGACGTATAAGCCGTCTATGATCTGCGCGCTGTGAGTGTGCCCTGTGTTCGAACGTCGACCGATCTTCGACAAGCCAAGCGGTGCGCCTCGTGCGCCATTAGGCCCAAGGTGACC